TAGGGGAGGGAATTGGCTGCATCGGTCTATCATAGTTGTTATTTTAAGATTTCTTGTACTCCTTCCCATTTTTTTTGTAGAAATTTAATAATATTTTTTTATATGCTTTCTTGCTTCTCGTTCTTTTGCAGACTTTGAAGCGTGACAAGAACGGCAAAGAGTTTGTAAATTATGCAAGCCAAGTCTATTTCCTCCATCTTTGATTGCAATAATATGATCTACTTCTCTACCTGGCTCAGTCAAACCTTTCTTCTCACAGTTTTCGCATAAAGGATTTATCTGTATCTTATACGCCCTTAAACTTCTCCAGGGCTTTGAATTATAGAAGCCTATCATATCAGATGCCGCCCTGGATCTATTTATGTTAAGTATATCTACTTTCTTTTTTCTTTTAGGAATCCAAGGTCTATTCTTTTTATCTGGAAGCTTTGGCATAACTTATTCTGTTAGTAAGAAATAAAGCTCAGTATCTTTTTCTAAGATATATTCCATAGCTAAAGGGTAGTCTAATAATTTTTGTTTATCAGCTATCCCCCCCTCCCAAAGTTGGTGGCATCCTTTTCTCTCTCCCATAGATAAGCAATGATATGTAATATTGTTAGGATCAGTTTCTAAATCCTTCCTCCTGCTTCTTGCTATATAATGGCTATGACTTAATGGCACATCTGATCTACCACACCCAGTACAGTAATGTCCTCTAGTTTCTGCTATCTCTTTATAAACCTTTTTCAGTTCTCTATTTATCTTAGATTGTTTCTTGCTTATAGCTTTCATATTGATAGATATATTATAACTACTACTATTAGTAACAATACAAAGGGATATAAGTTTATAGGCTCTTTCATTTACATAAATATATAATAAGTATTATTATTAAAAATATACTTAATAGTATTGGTAATTCCATTTGCCTATAATTCATTTTAAATACCAGTCTATTAAATCCATAGCCTCCTCTATTCCTTTACAGCATTGAGCTAAATATCCTTTATTGTTTAGATCATCGAGCCATTGCTTTTGATGAGGAGATAGTCTGCCCTTCTTTGTCTTTAGTTCTATAAACAAACCATAGTAATTATGTCTAGCCTCCATTATTTGTAAGTCAGGTACTCCTTTGACATATCCTGCTCTTTTCATTTTAGCTGCTTGACTAATAGAAGTTCTTAATCCTCCAGCTGAGGCACAGTATCGTACCCCTTTATATTTAAGCTGTAGATAAGTTATTATAGCCTCTTGTAGATTCTGTTCATTCACTTGCCTAAATTATATAATATAATTATTGAAGCGACAATGTAATAATGTTTCTTTTTAACTAACTGTTGTTAATATGATGATAGTAATCCTTAATGGTATTAACTATGCTCTTATATATATAAACAAAAATAAATACTACTACTCCTATTGTAAGCATTATAGTACAAACCATAACTACCTCTACTATTGTTTTAACTATTAGATTTATTTTTAATAGTAGCTTATTCATTTAGTTTCTCTAATTCAAATTGTAAATGAGCAATAGCTTTTGAGATACATTCTTTAGGGCTTTTATGTTTATGATAAGCTCTTAATATATATTTAGTAGCACTACCTAAATGATATGTTAAATTAAAATTATCACATACTTTCCTGGCTTCATAACCGTTTTTACCTTTATAGTAGCTAGGTACTCTACTATCACTATGCAACCCACCAGTTCTGGTTGTATTTATATTCCGATCCTTTTCGTAATAGTGTTTACTTTTTTTTGTCATCTTCTAATATTTTTATAAGCTCATCTTTGTTATATAACTCTCTAGCGTTCTTTGTTCTTTTATATTCTTCTGGATTAAATATCTGCTTGACTTCCCTTATCTTATCAGATTTAGGATGAGTCTTTACTATCCATCTAGTATCTAAATCCATTGCAGTTTTTTTTAAATGTTTTAAATAGCTCATCTTCTGTATGTCCCTTTACTTAATGAATCCCAGAATAGCTCTCCTTTTAAATAATATTTAACAGTATAGTAGTTTGCTCGCAACCTTTTTCTATACTCAGCGTATTCTTCTTTAATTCCTCTTTTATTACTTAAATCAACTTCCTTTAAGGTTAATCTAGTATGCATCGTATTCTTCATAGTCATATTTATTTTTAAAGTATTTAGTATAAATTTCTAGCTCTCTATTTTTAGCATCTAGTTCTTTTTTAATATCTTGTATATCTTTTTCCATATTAATATAACACCATACACCCCCTATCATTATACCTATAAAAAAAGGTATTACTATAGATAACATAGGATAGATAGTAGTATATTCCATTATTTTAAAAGCTTTTGCTTTTGTTTATATAAAGGAACTAACTTAGGATCTGCTCCTTGTGTTGTTACTTGATATTCAGCATCCCATAAAAGATTCCGATAAGTTTTAATCCATTTATAGTAAGTCTTAACAGTTATATGAAATTCCTCTGTTTCTCGAATACCTCTACGAAATGCAGCCTTAATATCATCTATCTCTAAATTTTTGAAGTCCTTTTGTAAATCTTCAGCTAAGATTAAGCTCATAGATACTATTGTATCTTCATTAGGATTTTGCCCTAATTCTAAAAAGGCTTTACTTAATATCTCTACAGCGTGAGATCTTAAATCCTGTATAGGCATATCTTTTATCATTGTTTATTTATTTGTTTAATCATTTCTCTAGCTTTACTATATGTATTTAGCTTAGCTTTTAATTTAGATGCTGGCTTTTTAGTATTCCATTTCTTAGTATTTTTGAGCCATCTATATACTCGTTTTTGTGTGTCCCAAGTTTTCTCCAGCTCAAATCTCATCTTTGTTTTGCTTTTATTTTCTTCAGTCCAATAACAAATAAATTCAGCTCTTACTTGTTTCCAATTTTTATCCATAACTCCATAGATAGATAAAAGATCAACCTCCTTTATAAATTTTTCTTTTCTATTAAAGATATTAGTTGTAGTATTAATCTTTATACTACTAAGGTCATTATTTATAATGTTAGCCCTATCATCTTTTTTAGTGATACCTATCCTTCTTTCTGTTATCTGCTCTCCTTTTTTAATTAGCTCTACAGAAATGAATCCTGCTTTATTTAATTGAGATACCCAAAGGCTTATAGTATTCTTAGTGACATTATAGAGCTTAGCGAAATAGTTATTAGTTGCAAAGCAGTACCCCTCTTTGCTGCTTAAAGCAGTTATCTCTCCATATAGCAGTTTAGCATTAGGCTTTAAATTTGAGTATCTAACCTCAGCTGGAATGATAGCATAATAACTAGGCTTCATCTATCATACCTTTTAATTGTTTTATATTCCAAGATACTACCTTTTTTAATTCCATTTGCTTATGCAATTCTCTCTCTAGCTTATCCATTCCTTTTTCTATTACTTGATTTTTAAATTGAATGTATTGAGTTTTAGTGTGTAGTTCGTGTTTCATTTCTAAAAGATCTTTCATCTTATAATAATGATGCATAGCTGAAGCGTGGCTTTTGATGCTTTTAATATATTTAGGAACTTCTACAAATTTCATATTTAATTCTTTTACTAGAAAATAAATTAAATATCTTTTAGCCTCTATTACATCACGAGTCCTAGTCCTTATATTAAGCTCCTCCCTCCTAATATTAAAAATATCAGCTAATGTACATTTAGCTATTTCTATCGTTTTATTCATTAAAAAGGTACTTTTTCAGATTCTTTTTCTACTACTACTTTTTTATCATTTAAAATAAAATCGCTCATTATTTTAGCAGTTTCTAATATATCTACTAATTCTAATCCCTGAGCTATTCCTAATTCTGTAGCGGATTTTATACCTACACTTCTAGCTATCTGCTCATCATCATTAGTTACTTTTTTAGAATAAGAATAAGAAGTAGGATTACTATAATAAGGTTTAATCTTTGGATAGTCCCCTTCTATATAATTATATTCTACCTCATTTCCTTCTATGAATTTTTCTTGAGAATTAGATATAGAAGAATATTCTCCTTTATCTCCATTTTCCATTTCAATATCATAGGAGTAAAAAGTTTTCCCTTCTTTGTTTTTCCATACTTTGTTAAATATTGCAGTTTTTACTTTTGATTTTTTTGTCATTTTTTAGTTATTTTATTTATTAAATTAAAGCAGCTTTCTTCATAGCTTGCTACATTATTCAGGCTGTCTATCATTTCGCTTAGATCAAATATTACTTCTTCAATAGTATCTAATACTAAGCCTAAAGCTTGAGCCTCTATATTTTTCCCCTCCTTTAATAATTCTTCAATTCTTAAAAGAGTTGATTGTTTTTTATCTATCCAGGCTTTTAATCTAAACTCTATTACGCTAGTTGCTATACTCATAATGTTTTTAATATTACTGGTTGATAATCATTTAATTTATAGAGCAAAGTGTATTCTCTATATTTTGTTTTTACTTTTTTATTATAATCTATTCTACTTAGTCTATCTGGTCTATCTCCACACACTATACCATCCCAGTAACTGTTTTTTCTTACAGATTCATATTTATAGACTTCATCTATATTATAATTTTCTGATAAATTTCTTAATTGTTCATTAGTCCCAAATACTCTAAGGCTTTTACATTTCATTGATATATCTGCATATTCTTGAGAAGTATAAGGATCTGTAGCTATCTCTCCTATATACTCAAAATCATATAGCACCCAGTCCTCGCAAACTAATTTATTTGACTTCATAGCCTAATTTTTTTCTCCATTTATTTTGAGCTACCCCCTTCCTTATATAGTATTTTTCTCCTCTCAGATTTATATTTTCTTCCTGCAGTTTTGCTCTTGCTCTTTTTATACTAGGAGCTGGAGTTAATTTACCTAACGCTATAAGTTCTAAAAAGTGCTTTCTAGCATCTCTTGAAACTCCATATTTTTCTAATTCTTTATCCCAAATATTTGCAAATAATCTATTATCATTATCTCTTAAATGAGCGTATTTTTTTAACCAATATTCAACAGTATCTTTTAATTTCATTTTTTAATAGTATAAGATGATCTCACTCTATTGGAAATTTTTTTATCTAATTCTCTTAAATACTCTATTTCTTCTTGTATTTGATTACAAGTTCTTTTGCCTACCTCTCCAAATTTACTCTCCATTATAGGATTGTCAGCTTTTGTTAAGGTACTATGTATGTACTTCATCCAGTTATTGTAGCTTAATTTTTTCATTTTATCTTGTTTTTTTGATTAATACTGAGGCAAATATATAAACAAAATAAAGCGTTTAAATGTTAATTAGTATAAGTTATTAACTAAATGATTGTTAATAAAGGAACAATGTTTCTAGTTTATTAGGAGAAAAAGAGTATATTTGAAATTCAGTTCAAATTACTCGAAAGAGTTTTTATCTTGTATTGAGAGCCTAGTTATTTGATAGCTAGGCTTTCTTTTATATTCTAGTTATTTTAGATCCTAAATCCATAGGTATAAATAACGCTATCCTCCCATCTAATACTACACCACACCCTATAGTAGGTTTTTTTGGAAATTGTTTTCCATAACGAAATGAATAAGCTGAATTATCAATCCCACAGCCTACATTCATCCCAAAAATCATATCATTTCTGGATGCCATATAATTAACTCCTCCAAAAGAATGGCAATGTCCTATGACTGTAGATTGTCTATTAGCTATAGCTCTATTCTTTGCTGCATTAGGTCCTGAGCTTCCTGTACCGTGTTCAAATAAGATTCCCTGTACCTCCCATTGCAACTCCCATTTCCAGCCTTTAGGAGCTTCCCATATCTCCTCATAAGTTTTCATAAATCTTTTAGGGATTCCTGCAGTAGTTGCTTGCCTAAAAGGCAAAGCCGAATGGTTACCTACACATACTTTCACTTCTGGAAAAACAGAATAAAATTTATTCATTTCTAGCTGAGCTTTTTCAGCTTCTGACTCTGCATTTAGAGAATCAGTTTCTTTTTGATGATAGGAGATTGCACAGTTATCGACCTCATCTCCGATATGGATAATTTCTGAACATCCAAATCTATTAAATGTTTCATAGCAAAATTGAAGATACGACAAATGCTCATCTGTTTCTTGTAAATTAAATGGGCAATGCGTATCTCCAATAATTCCTAAATTTTTGCTATTGCGTAATTCATTAATCAGACCATTTTCTTGTTTTGTTAAGCGTGGTCTAAATTGCTTCATTACTTCTTTTTCTTAGCCTT